CAGAAACGGTATTTCTATTGCTTCTGGAAGTGTTACTGGTATAACAATAGGTGCAAACGTTCCAGTTTATATTGGAGGTGAGCAATATACTCCTCACTCAAACAACTGTTACATCCAAGACCTGCGCATAACCCGAGACTATGCTCGCTACACAGCCAACTTCACGCCACCAACAGCAGCGTTTCCCACGTTATAAAGGATAGATATGTACTGGACTAAAAACGGGTCTATCCCATCACAAGAGACAGATGGCACAGAGGGTTGGCAACAAGCTCCATCACCACCGACAGACATCCCTGAAGGCAAGGAGTTGGTATGGTTAAACTGGGAATGGATCATCCGTGACCCTAAGCCAGCAGACAGGGCAGGATGGCAGTGGAACTGGAACCATGCAGACAAGGCTTGGGTGGAGAGTGCTTGGCAGACTGCGCCTTCAGAAGAAATACCCATTACAATCCCGGAAGTTCTTACCACATCACAAGTTTCTAATCTCACCACGGCACAGCTCATATAAGGCAACAATGTGTTCGGTTTTGATCCATTTTCAACTGCGCCGTTCTCAGCGATCAGTGGGTCGGGTGCCAACACATACCAAAAGGAAGTAGCTGAAACCGCCACGGGCGCAGACACAACTGCTGCAACGCTAACCATCAACGCCGCCGTTGCAGAAACGGCAACCGGTGCAGACACAACCGCATCAAACCTTGCTTTCACCTCTTTAATTGCTGAAACAGCTACAGCAACAGATTCCACAAATTCGACAATTGCCTACCAAGGCGCAGTTTCTGAAAGCGCAACGGCTTCCGATACTACCAATGCAACGCCCGTATTAAGTGGGGTCATAGCCGAGACTGCTACAGGTGCAGACACCACCGCATCAAACCTCACGCTAGGCGCAAGCGTAGCAGAGACCGCTACAGGTACAGACGCAGTTACCAACAACCTAACGCTTAACGCTAACCTTGCAGAATCTGCCACGGCCACGGATGCAGTCGTATCGGGTAATGTATTAAGCGGCAGTGTTAGTGAAAGCGCTACCGGGTCAGATGCCGTAATTGGCGAGAGCCCAATACTTGCGTTGATCGCTGAGTCTGCAACAGCTTCAGATAGTGTTGCTTTAACACTCACATTAGTGGCGACGGTCACGGAAACCGCGCTGGGTGCAGATGCAATATCAACAACAATTACAGCCGCTGGCAGTATTGCAGAGACGGCAACAGGCACTGACTCAACAACTACGGGACAAAGTTACGACAAATCAGTAAGCGAAACTGCAACAGCCACAGACGGAATCCTTGGGGGCTTTTTATACGGGAAGTCAGTCTCTGAGACTGCAACCGGTGTTGATGCGACGGCATCCCTTTATATTCTGGGTGCTGTTATTGCCGAAACTGCAACAGCAGTGGATAATATTACGTCTCGCGCTGATTTTGTTACCTCTATTCTTGAGTCTGCGCAGGGCGCGGGCCTAACGCAGGGTGGGGGGTTGTTTAACGTTGGAGTGTCGGAATCAGCATTTATACTCGATGCAGCGTTTACTCGATTCTTGTGGGAGCTTATTGATGATTCCCAGACTGCAAATTGGCAAGAAATTAATACAAATCAAACTTCCAACTGGCAACCTGTCGATATGACATGAGGTAAATCATGCCTGTAACATACACTTCGCTTCTTGACTTACCCATTATTGAGACTGATTCCGAAACAGGGCAGTGGGGGAATATTGTTAATAATGCGTTAACTCGTTATTTAGACATTTCAATTGCTGGGACTACGGATCTAACAGGATCAAACTTCTCAGGTTCGCCAAATTACGATTTAACGTTATCACTTACTACAGGGGATGCTGGGGCAACCAACATCGTCTACAACAGCGCTCAGTATTCAACGATTCGAGTCGCAAGTCTTAACGCCAACTCAACAATTATTGCACCTGCATCCTCGCGCTCTTACAAAATTATTAACGCAGATAGTAATTTTTCCTTAACTATTAAAAAGTCTGGGGGTACAGGCGTCACGGTAAACCCCGGAGCTTCACTTATTGTGGTTTACAACGGGTCAGATTATGCTGGGTTAGGAGTTCAAGCTGCTGCGGCACTTACAGCAGGGCAGCTTATTAAAGGCGCAGGTACTACGGTTATTACTCCAGCTACAGCAGGAACAGATTATGTAGCTCCCGGTACAGCCACAACATTTACCGCGCTTCAAACATTTTCTGGCACGGCTTCAAACTTAGCTCAAACAGTGCTTAATTCAACAGAAGTTGTTACTGTTGTAGGCTCTGGAGTCCCCGCCACTGTAGATTACGACATAACTACACAATCAGTGCTTTACTACACAGGCAATGCGTCTGCCGATTGGACCGTTAACTTTCGTGCTTCGTCAGGCACTTCGCTGAATACAGCTCTTGCAATTGGGCGGAGCGTTACAGTAGCTCTGTTGGCTACACAGGGGGTTACCCCCAAATACAACACAATCGTTCAAGTTGATGGGACGCCTATAGTTCCTAAATACCAAGGCGGGCTTGCTTGGACTACAGGGTATGCGTCTGGGATCGATACTTATGTTTATACAATTATCAAAACAGCAGCGTCAACGTTCACAGTTTTAGCATCGCAAACCCAGTTTAAGTGAGTCTAAGATGCCGATTATTCAGCGATTAGCTGCGGGTAGTGCAAGAGGCTTTGGTTTTGGTAAATCAGGCGTTTTGTACCAACGCTCAATCGTAGAAACAGCAGCGGTAATTGATACAGTAGATTGGCAACTTACTCGTCAAGGATTAATAGCGGAAACCGCTACTGCAACAGAACAAGCAGCAACAATAGCAAATACGTTTAATCAAATTATTGAAGTTTCAACTGCGGCAGACGATACAACAACGCGTCCTTCATACATAAGTAACATTTCAGAAACTGCTGGAATATCAGATGTAATTAATACACTTGCAAATCAAGTTGCCTCTATTGCTGAAACATCAACCGCAGTAGACAGTATTAATAGGTTTGATAATCAACTTAATATTTCTGAAGCGGCAACAGCTTCCGATTCAAACACTACAACTGCAAATCGTAGCGGAGACATAGCTGAAACTGCAATAGGGGCAGATTTAATACTTGGTAATCAACTTTACGTATCTCAGCTTACAGAAACCGCCATAGGTATAGATTCGTCAAATGCAGGACGTGTAACTTTTGGGGGTATTAGTGAAATTGTAATTGGTACAGATGCGGTAAATAGAGCCTCAACAGTTAATAGCGCTGTTAGTGAATTTGCTATTAGCTCCGACACAGTTAATGGAGTTAACGCAATTGGAGGGAATATTGTAGAAACCGCCACAATATCTGACAGTAATATAACTGAGCTTAATTATTGGATTGCTTCAGTTGTAGATTCTACAACATCAACAGCGCCAATAAGAGCTTACGATATTGCCCTCGATGCTTCAGGTAACGTTTATATAACAGGTCTTGGCGACACATCTTCAATTTCAAATGCAGTATTAATTCTTAAATATAATAATCTTGGGGTACTACAATGGCAGCGGATGCTTGAAACACCTGCAACAGTAGAACTTGGGCGGGGAATCACAGTTGATGCTAGCGGAAATATTTATATTGCAGCTACTTATGATGAAGACTCTTCAACGTCGTCTCGCAAAGCGGTGCTTGTTAAATACGATTCATCAGGTAATTTATTATTCCAATCAACTTATCAACCAACTTCGCTATCTTCGCAAGCGTGGGCAGTTGCCCTTGATAGCACGGGGGCAAATGCGTATTCAGTAGGGGTGTTAGGTTACTCGGTATATGATTTATTTATTGCAAAACACAATTCATCAGGCACAGCGCAGTGGATGCAAGGGCTGACTGGTGGTGGTCCTAAAGATTGGGCTAGAGCAGTTGTTGTAGATTCTTCCGGAGATATTATTGCGGCTGGGTCATATGGCCCATCAACAGGTTATGGATATGCGTTACTTGTTAAGTACGATTCGTCAGGCAACCAACTCTATAAGAGACGATTTACTGATCTAACTGAGCAACGAGATTCTACTTTTAATGGTGTGGCACTTGATTCGTCGGGTAATATTTATTGTTGCGGTACTGCGGAATACAATACAGCCGGTAGTGACCTTATTATCTTGTCAAAATTTGATAGCAGCGCAAACCTTTTATGGACTAAAGGGTTATACAACACCAATTCAAGTACATTTCCAAATGGTTACGGTGTTGCCGTTGACAGCGATGCTATGGCGTACATTATTGGAAGTGCTCCAAACTTTGCCCCTGACCGTATTATTATCGCTAAGTATGATTCATCAGGCACTTTACAATGGCAAAAATTTATTTCTGTATCTGGGTACGATTTACCATCAATCCGCCAATCTAAAATTGCAGTAGATAGCAGTTCTGTATACGTAACAACAAGTTCGGCAAGCGGTACAACGTTTAGTTTAATCTTTAAACTACCTAAAGACGGGTCGCTTACAGGAACGTACTCAGTTGGTGGGTATTCAGTAACTTACAGTGATGCTAACTACACAGAAGCTACATTAGTTTACACCGTAGGAAATGCCGCAGGCACCAACTCAACCAAGACACTCTCCACCGCTGCGGGCACAGCGTCTAGTTTTGCCTCTACAGCGACATCCACTACAGTAAATATATAAGATTAACTATGAACTGGTCAGATGCCCTTAAAGCAGTTATACCGATTGTCGTTATGTCATTGGCGTGGCTGCTTGGGCAAGTTAATTCATTCTCAGAACGCCTAACCAAGATTGAAGGGCAGATGCCTGCTTTAATCACCAAGGAAGGTGTACCAACAGATTCGCCCATATCAGCCGAGCGTAGAGCCTTGCAAAAAGAGCAGTTGATGCAGCACATTAACGAACTTCAGGTCAAGGTTCGCTTGTTAGAAGAACGCGAAAAGATGGGGAAAAAGTAATGTTTGAACTACTTGGCGGCGGGTTGATGGGGTCCATATTTGGTGGCTTATTCCGGTTAGCCCCTGAGATATTGAAGTTTATGGACAAGAAAAATGAGCGCCAACATGAGCTCAGTATGTTCCAACTTCAGACGGATTTGGAAAAACTTCGCGGCGAGTTTCGTATGGAGGAAAAGTATGTTGATTACTCCATTTCGCAGATGGATACGATTAAAGAGGCATTTAAGGAACAGGCTACCACTGCTAAGGAAGCTGGGTGGCTTGCGTCTTTTATCACTGCTATTACCCGTCCGGGCCTTACTTGGATTGCTTTTGGCGTGTATGTGGCTGTTAAAGCAGCCGGGCTAACGATTGCGTTTCAAACCAACGCTAACTGGGCTGAGGTGCTGACCAAGAGCTACGACGAAGATGACTTTGCCATGCTCAACATGATGTTAACGTTCTGGTTTGTAGGACGTTCTATAGAAAAGTACAATAAGTCGTGAATGAAGCCAAAAAGCTTTGTAAGGATGTATTGATCAAGCCCTTTGAAGGGCTAGCAAAGCGTTTGCCTGACGGAAGAGTCCAAGCCTATCCTGACCCCGGAACCCGTGGGCATCCTTGGACTATTGGTTGGGGTGCCACCGGGCCTGACATCAACCCCGGTACTATCTGGACGATGGAGCAGTGCGAAGAGGCGCTTGACCACCACATAGAGTATTTCGTACAGGGCATAACTAAGCTCTCACCTAATATTCAAACTGCACTACCCCGACGCATTGCCGCAGTGACAAGCTGGGTCTACAATTGTGGCCTAGGAAACTATCGGGTTTCCACGTTCAAGAAGCGCGTTGATGCGGGGGACTGGGATGGTGCAGCCGAAGAGTGCCAAAAATGGAATAAAGCTGCCGGAAGAGTCCTGCCGGGGCTTACTCGACGCCGCGCAGCCGAAGCTGCCTTAATGAGGTAAGCAATGCCACTGAAAAAAATTCTGCTTAAGCCCGGAACAAACCAAGAAAATACTCGGTATACCAACGAAAACGGCTGGTATATCAGCGAGAAGGTTAGATTTCGTCAAGGCACTCCTGAGAAAATTGGTGGGTGGCAGCGTATTTCTCCGTATACATTTCAAGGGGTGTGTCGGTTTCTTTGGAACTGGGCAACTTTAGGTTTTGATAACTTACTTGCCATAGGCACAAATTTAAAGTTTTACATTGAACGTGGGGGTGTGTACAACGATGTCACGCCTATTCGGGATACCGCAGTATTAACTAACCCGTTTACAACTAACACAACTGCGGGCACTGCCAATAAAGTGTTAGTGACCGATAACGCACACGGTGCAAAAAATAACGACTTTGTAACTTTTAGTGGGGCTTCTGCTGTTGGCGGTCTGACGCTTAATGGTAACTATCAAATATCAGACGTTACTACAAACACATATAAAATTACTGCGGCTTCTAATGCCACATCTGTTGCTACGGGTGGTGGAACGGTAACTGCTAAGTACGAAATTAGCGTTGGTCCAGCCATACAAGGAGCGGTTAGTGGTTGGGGCGCAGGGGGTTGGGGTATTGGTGGTTGGGGGGTGGGGGTCTCTGGGACTGAACGTTTACGGTTATGGGATGCTCAAAATTGGGGGGAAGATTTAGTCTTTGGGTATCGTGGCGGCGCTATTTATTACTGGAAAGCTTCAAACGGAGTTACCACCCGTGGGGTAGCGCTTAATACAATTGGCGGCAATGTAACGTTTACATCCGCTTCTCCTACGGTGGTTACTTTTAGTTCTGTTTTATTGTCTGAAGGCACTGCGGTTAAGTTTGATTTTAGTACAGGAGGATCAATGCCTTCTGGAGTTACTGCGGGTACAACGTATTATCTGCGTAATGTGGATGGGGCTACAGCAAATATCTCAGCTTCCCCCACAGGAGCGCTTATTAATACTGCCTCTACAGGGGCTGATGTCTATATTTCAGATCTTGTGGATGTGCCAACTAAACAAAATGGGTTAATTGTTTCTGATACGTCTCGGTTCTTATTGCTTTTTGGTACAACTTCTTACGGAAGCGCTGTGCTTGACCCTATGCTTATTCGTTGGGGGGATCAAGAATCTCTTGTTGATTGGGTGCCAAATGCAACTAATCAGGCGGGCAATTTGCGGCTCTCTCACGGTTCGCAAATAATTACAGAACAACAAACACGTCAAGAAATTTTAGTTTGGACAGATTCCGCGCTTTACTCCTTACAGTATTTCGGGCCTCCGTTTGTATGGGGGTCGCAGTTACTCGCAGATAACATATCAATTGTTAGCCCTAATGCCACAGCAGTTGCTTCGGGAGTTTCATACTGGATGGGGGTAGATAAATTTTATCTCTATAACGGACGTGTGCAAACATTACGTTGCGATCTTAGGCGCTATATTTTTTCTGATATAAACACTTCACAACTTGACCAAGTTTTTGCAGGCACCAACGAAGGCTTTAATGAAGTTTGGTGGTTTTACTGTTCGTCAGGGTCTAGTGTTATTGATAAGTATGTTGTGTACAACTACGCAGAAGATATTTGGTATTACGGAACTATGGGCCGTACGGCATGGCTTGATTCTGGGCTGCGTAACTATCCTGAAGCGGCTACTTACAACTACAACATTGTTGATCACGAATACGGGGTAGATGACAACACTACGCCTGATCCCACACCTATTGAAGCTTATATAGAGTCCGCTGAATTTGATATTGACGATGGACAAAACTTTGGGTTTGTGTGGCGTATGGTGCCTGATTTAACATTTCAAGGATCCGTAGCACAAAATCCTCAAGTTAGTATGACCCTTTACGGGATGGATGGCTCAGGGTCTGGGTTTAATACTGAAACAGCTAAAGACGTTTCACAAGTTGCGTCGGTAACAATTGAAAAATTTACCAACATTATTTACACCCGTATTCGCGGACGCCAGATGATTATACGAATTGGCTCAGATGGGTTAGGAACAACTTGGCAACTTGGTGCGCCACGAATTGATATTAAACAGGATGGGCAAAGGTGAATTTACTTAAACAGCCTGCGCCTCCCAGCTTGCCTTCGGCAAGCACTAACTATGAACGTGCGTACCACGATCAGTTTAATAACATTTTGCGTCTTTACTTTAATCAAATAAGTAATAACTTAACCGCAGTTTTTGGTGATAGTGGCGGGCGATATATTGATTGCCCCAACGCCCTTTTCTTTAATACGGCAGATCAAACCTTTGCGGCTATCAACACTGCATACCCTGTGGTGTTTAACGCTACCTACCTAAACAACGCAGTCCGATTGCAAGCTGGGAGCACTTCTAAAGTAGAGGTCAGTATTGGTGGGGTGTACAACTTTCAGTATTCAGGGCAGGTTAAGACAAGCAGTGCTGGAGATAAAAACCTGTACCTCTGGATTGCTCGGAACGGCACCAACATAGGCTATTCCACTCACGCTTGGACTTTTCACGATAATAATCATTATGCTGAGATTAGCTGGAACTTTAATATTGATCTTGATATTGGGGAGTACATTGAGTTGCAAATAGCTTCTGACAGCACTGCAATTAGGCTTGATGCGGAAGCAGCAACTTCACCCCACTCCGGTATACCATCGGGCGTTTTAGCGGTAAACTTCATAGCGCCGTTGCCTGATCCACGGCCAACTCCCCCCTAATCATGACCACCTCTATTGAATCATTAACTCCTGAACAGCAAGAAGCATTAGCTAAGTTCAATACGTACTTACAGACACGCACTGGAGGTACTACTAACCCATTCTTACAGTATATTGATCCTGAATCTAAGGGCGGTGCTTGGTCTACAAAAGCAGGTAAAAGTAGCGGTGCAGGATTTGGTTTTGAAGGGATGCTTGACCAGATTGGGCAAAGGTTGTCAGGCAAAGGTATAACCGCAGAAAATATTGGACAGTTGGGGGTTAGAACTCTTGACGAAAAAGACGAAGAAGGTAACCCAATACAGGAAGTTTACGATAAAACCACAGGCAAAACCGTTTCTTCTGGGCAGTCTGTAGATCTCGGTGGGTGGGGTGAAGGTCCGGGAATGACCTATGCTAGCCTTACGTTTGACGAGAAAGGCAAACCAAAGATAAGCACTTACGGAGAAGATACAAACTGGTTTGCCGATAAAGGCCCAATTATGACGGCGTTAAAGTTTACGCCTATCGGTCCGGTTGTTGCTGCTATTGATGCTGCACAAAGTTTATACAACTATGGTGATCCTACAAAAGCTATTTTAGCAGCGCTCCCTTATACTGGAGCGTTTGATGCCGTTGCAGGTACAGCAGCTAATGTAGCAGGCCCAGCCGGAGAACTTGCATCAAATTCAGGTATCGCAGGTTTAGCCCAAGATTTGGGCGTGTCCGCAGATTTAGCTAATAAAATAGGTCGAGTTGGGGCACAAGGTATATTAGGCGGCACCCTTTCCACCGCGCAGGGCAAAGGTTTTGGTGAAGGCTTACGCTCTGGTATTGCTTCTGGTGTTATAGGTGAAGGTGTTAATCAGCTTAGTGCAGCCACTGGTCTAGATAAAGGACTCGGGTCGTTTGCTGCCCCCGCTAAATCATTAGTATCGTCTGCGTTAACTTCTGCTGCGCTCGATAAACCTTTTGATTTTTCTTCTGCTGCTATGAATGCGGCTATGAAATTTGGATTAGGCGACGTTGTAAAAACAGCAAAGTTAGATACTACGCAAGGCCAAGCACTTAATAAATTCCTAGAATTTCTGGGAGGGAAAGCGTAATGAGTATATTGGGAGAGATGAATTTAACATTTCCGTCAACTTCTACAGATATAGACACTAGTACGGATTTTTCTGAATCGTTGTCAGGGGTAACAAATCCTTTATATAGACAAACGCCAATTCCCCAAAGCGCTTATGGAAGTAACGCGTCTGAAAACGTAGTTGTTACAGCACAAAAAGAATTTGAAAAATTATTCCCGGAATGGGCTGGGCCTTTAGCTGCTGCATTAGCCGCTGCTGGGGTTGCTTCTTCTGTTGCAAGTTCTGGCCCAGCTAAAGTCGAAGTAACAGCTAAAGGCCCAGCTACACCCCCACCTGCAACAACTACACCCCCACCCGTTGTCGTCCCCCCAGCAACAACTACGCCTTCAGTTGATCCAGCAGACCCAGCAAAGGAAGTACCTAAACAAGAACCCACCGCAGAGGAAAAAAGCCTTGCTGAAAAATTAGGCATTCCCGCTGCGACATTAGCTACATTGCTTAAATATGGCATTGGAGCTTTAGCGTCTTACCTGTCTTACAAATCTGCCAAAGATGCTCAGGAACAGGCTAGGGGTGTGTCGTTTGCCGAGAAGGGTCCGGTGACTTCAACACGTAAGGCATACCAAGGCAGTACATATAAGGCGCAGGGTGGATTGATGACTCTTGCTGAGGGTGGGGAAGTTTCTCAACCTTTTTACCTCGGTGGGGTCACAGATGGTATGGCAGATGAAGTCCCTGCACATATTGACAACAAGCGCCCTGCTGCGTTAAGTGATGGTGAATTTGTCATACCGGCTGATGTTGTCAGTCACTTAGGTAATGGTAATTCCAATGCTGGTGCAAAGCGTTTATATGAAATGATGGATAACATACGCGAAGCACGAACAGGTAACAAAAATCAGGGTATTCAGATTAACCCTAACAAATTTATGCCGAGGTAATCATGGCTGATCGTTATAGTGCCGAACAATACGCTGCCGCTGGGCAGTGGATGCTTAAAAATTTAGGTGACCCTGCGGCAATTAAAGCCAAGGCAGATGAGCTTGGGCTTACTATTGAAGAACTTGCGGCGGCTGCGCAAACAGTTAACCCCGAACTTAAAGTAGAAGATGTTGTCAACTATTTTAAGAAGCTTGATAAACCTGCGGATACTCCTGCTCCTGCTCCTACCCCTGCTCCTACCCCTACCCCTGCTCCTACTGAACGTTTTACAGAGGAGCAATATAGTAACGCTGGGCAGTGGATGCTTAAAAACCTCGGGGATCCTAACGCTATCAAAGCCAAGGCAGATGAGCTTGGGCTGTCTACATCGGAACTTTTAACCGCTGCAAAGACGGTTAACCCTGAATTAACAACAGAAGACGTTAATAAATACTTAAATACTTCTACCTCCTCTACTTCTACCCCTCCTCCTGCTCCTGCTTCTACTTCCACAACAGTAATGCAACAACCTGCTCAAAAAATTGGTGATGTCACTATTCCGGCAGATTGGGAGTCTTATTCAGACGAAAAAAAGATTGCTTGGTTTAATGACAACAGTATATCCCCCGGACAACTACTAGCTGCTGGCCTACCCCGCGAAACATTAGATCGTATGTGGGCAAGTGGTTACACCATTGGGAATCCAAACCCTCCAGCTACCACAACT